ATATTTTTTGATGCTGGGGCTTTGATTTATTTGCCGGAAGCGGAGTGGTTCCGGGATTAGATAAAACGCGGAATAACAGTATGGAGAGGGCAGACTGGAAAAATCACAGAGAGCATTCCTGAAGGCGGCTGCCGAATATGGGAATTATTGCGTTGTGTGCTACGGAGCGGAAGAGGCAATCGGAATAATCAGGGATTATGTGAACCTGAAGAAGATTGACACAGGAGCAGGAGAGAATCGGATGAAGGTTCAGAACGCAAGCATTCTCCGGGAAGGAAGGGTGAAGGCTCTATGAAATTTACAGAGTTTGCGCCTCTGCTTCATGGGCCGGATATGTTGAGAATAATCCGGGGAAAGAAAGAGATATACAAGGGATATTTCGGAACAATGGAGCATGGCGGAGCAGAGAGGCTGAAAGAAATTGAGAATGCAGAGGTTATCGACTTCAGAGCAGTTCCTAAAATCAGGCATAGACAATGGAGGGAGCGTGGTCTGGATGCGCCTCTACTCCCGGAGCAGCTGCCGCAGTATAAATTTCAGGACCTGATGATGACACTGTATTACACGATATACCTAAAAGGAGAAAAAGATGGGGATTGATATAAGCAGATTTAAAGTGGTTTATGGAGAAAAAGTTTTAAGAGCAATAGCAATCATGGAAATCATCATGCCGGAAAATATGGATTACGAAAAAAGAGAGATCATTGAGAAACCGAAATTTCTGGAAATACTGGCAATCAATGAGGACGGAAATGTCGTGTCGATCAGGGATGAAGCGTGGATGTTTCAATTTTTGCCGATCACGGGGAAATAAAACAAAAGGAGGACACACATCATGAAAATTATTGCAATCATGACACAAAAAGGGGGAGTCGGCAAGACGATGACAGCGGCATCACTTGCATACATCCTCGGAGAAGAGCACGGAAAGAAAGTGCTCATTGCAGACGCAGATCAGCAGGGGAATATCTCTATGCTGTACAACAGTTTTGAGCCGCAGGGAATCGGGATGTCTGAACTGCTGGAAAAGCACCGGGCAGTCGGTGGTACATACGAGACATCGGAACTGATTCAGGCAACACCATATGAACACATCGACATTATCCCGGCAAATGGGTATTTGATGAATACAAACATGGTGCTGCTGCTTCAGGAAAAAGAAGATCAGATTTTCCGCTTCAGAAAGGCAATAGAGGAAGTTGCATCGGCATATGATTACTGCATTGTTGACTGCGGCCTGTTGATGGATATGACGGTCATAAATGTTCTGGTGGCGGCTGACCTCGTTATTCTTCCGGTGAAAATCGGAGGATTTGAGATTGAGGCGATCACGAACATGGACGAGCAGCTGGAAGACCTTCGGGGATTCAACGAAAAGATACGGATGAAACTGCTTATGACGATGCGGCAGAAGAATCAGACGAGTCTTCAGGTGGAAGAGTGGCTGAATGTGTCATCCGGGCAGGAATGCTTCGTGAGAGCGATCAGAAGATCAATCGTAGCAGAGAAGGCAACAATGGCACGGCTGCCGCTGCCGAAGTTCTCAAAGGGCTGCATCGTGACACAGGATTATCGCTGCGTTGCCGGAGAACTGATAAAGGATATGGGAGACGAAGAAGGGAGAGATGGAAATGGAGATCATTGAAGGGACGGCAACAATCAGTTTGGAGACACTGGACAAGCTGCGCAACGAGGCGGCACAGTCAGAAAAACTCTTCGAGGGATGCGCTAAGATCACAGAAGAAGTGATGGAGATATATTCCTTCGAGGTAGAGGAATATCACAGGGAACTGGATAAGATAGACAACAACAAGAAACTGTCGGATGAATAGACCATGAGGCGGCTTAGTAAAGCGATGACACAGCATCTGAAGATTGTTGTGGATGCAGATGCGCTGAAAAGGCTGATTAAGTTACATATAGACGCAAGAAAATCGGATGAACATGCAGACATCAAGAATGCAACGGAGAAGGAATTGAAGGGTATTCAGGTGATTCTGAAAGGGCAGCAGGCATCACAGGAGCAGGCAGATCGGCCGGACATGAACCTGTGCCGGATATGTGAAGAATACATGGCTGATGAAGAGTGCGAATATCTGGAAGACGGAAGTTGTCCGGCAGCAGGAATCATGAAAAAACTCAAAGAGGCAGAAGAGGCAATCAAGGCAAAGGAGAAGATCATCGAGGACCGTGACAGGACAATCCGTGAGATCAGAAAGAAACTCGAAGAGTCAGAGTCAAAAAGATCATACATGATAGACCCTATGGCGATAGGAGACAGACATGAGATGGGAGGCTGATTCATGGACGAAGAACTGAAATGCCCGTATTGTGGCGGAGTGCAGCTGGAAGGGCCGGATGGGGACTGGGACATTGAGTTTTCCCCGTGGGAATGTGAACATTGTGGAAAAGTATTCTGGTTCGGGAGAAAAGTGGAGAAAACATACATAGCATGGAAGGAGGATGAAGAGTGAGAACGGGATTGCTTGACAGGAAAGGGAAGGAGATCAGAGTAGGAGACAAGGTGAGGCTGATTCTGGATGACGGAGAAGAAAGGATTTTCGATGTGTGTTATAAGACGGTGGAGCGCAGGGTGATATGTCATCCTGACTTCATAGAGAAATCTGCAAAGGTCAGCATAACAGGAATCGTGTTTAGCTGGCAAGGATATGATCTCTTTCCGTGCGTTGATTCCGAAGGGATTCCAGACAATCGAAAGATGGAAATTGTGGAAGAAGCACAGGATGGCAGATGGATGAACACAGGCGAGTGGAAAGTAAAATCCGGCCGTGTATATAGATGCTCGAAGTGCGGATACGAAAAAGTAGGGACAACAGCATTCTGTCCGGGATGCGGAGCAGAAATGAAGAACGGAATGGAGGATTAAAGATGGCAGCAGGGTGGAGCGTACTGGATGCGCTGAATAAGAGCAGCAAGTCGGCAGCAGAAGAAAAGCCGAAGGCAAGATTCAGGACAAGGGACATCAGCATCAAAAAAATGTACAGCAATGACAAGAATTTCTATTCGATGAATGGAATTGAAGAACTGGCACAGCTGATTCTGGCGGCCGGGATGATGGAGAACATGGCCGTAGCATATGACCCTTGCGAGCGTGGGGAATATCGCATCATTGCCGGGGAAAGAAGATGGAGAGCACTGACTCTCCTGACGGAAAGAGGGTATGAAGATTTCGGAATTGCAACGTGTCAGATTCTGACACCAGCAGAAGAGCATGAAGAGATCGTGCAGGTAATCGTGGCAAACGCATACAGAACGAAGACAGTCATGGATATTCTTCAGGAAGAGAAGCAACTGAAAGAATCCTTGCAGTACATGAAGGACAATGGACTGACACTTCAGGGGTACAAACTGGATAGTGGCCGCCTTCGGGATGTGATCGCAGACATCATGAAAATGAGTGCGGCGAAGATCGGGCAGATTGAGGGAATAAACAAGTGCCTGATTCCAGAATTTACAGAGGAACTGAAAGAGGGCAGGCTGACATTCTCCGCAGCATATGAACTGTCTGGAATGTCGGAAGAAGATCAGAGTGAGATGCTGAAGCGTCACAAAGACCACGGCCTGACGCTGAAAGAAGTGAAAGAGGCAAAGAAACAGGCAGAGGAAAGGGAGAAGAATGAGCAGCTGCCGGGACAGATGGAATATCAGAAAGACTATGAAGAGCCAGAGGAAGATGAAGAGGAACAGGAAGAAGAGCAGGAGCAGGAATGGGAGCAGGCGCATCCAGAGAGCATCACATCTCTGTGTTATAGCTGCCTGAATTATCAGGAATGCAATGTCAAAACAGGAACCTGTCAGAAGTGCGATCAGTACATAAACAAGGCAGAGGCAGAAAAGACTCCCGAACAGCGGTACGAGGAAGAGCAGGCAGCAATCGACAAAGAAACAGCCAGAAGGCTGCGTGAGAAGGAGCAGGAAGAGAAAATGAACAATCTTCCGTCCGATCGGGAAGAAAAGAAATACATCCGGCTGTCAGAAGATGATTTTAAGGATGTGGCAACAGGATTCCGGCCGTACCTGATTTTGAAGAATAACAAATTCAGGGTGGGGGAGATCATCAAGGCATTAGAGTTCAAAAACGGCAGGGCAACAGGAAGAGAGATGGCACTGGAAATCACCTGTATGGACGATGACAACACATCTTCTGCGCTGGAAGAAGGGTATTGCGTGATCGGATTCCGGCAGCAGGAAAATTTGAAGGAAGCAGGAGCAGAGGCAGGAGAAGAAGCGGCAGCAGGAGCAGCGCAGCCAGTAATGCAGTACGGAGCATAGGAGGGGAAAAATGGACGAGAACAGAGCGAGATTTCAGGAACTGATGGAGCAGGCGGCAGGAAAAAGGCACGGATATCGTGCCTTTATGGAATGGCTGGAAGAGACAGATTTCTATGAAGCCCCGGCATCAACAAAATATCACGGGAATATTCCGGGAGGATTGCTGAAGCATAGCCTGAACGTGTACGACAGAATGAAAGGAAAGGCTGTGGAGTATATCGCAAAAGGAGGAAGACCAGAAGCGACGGTGATTGCGCCTCTGCTCCATGATATCTGCAAAGTGGACACATACGAGAAGGCGGAAAATGGGTATGCACACAGGAACAACATTTTTCTTCCGGTCGGACACGGAGAAAGAAGCATCATCCTGATAGAACAGTACATGACACTGACGCAAGAAGAAGTTGTGGCAATTAGATGGCATATGGGAGCATTCGACAAGGCTGCGCAGGGAGGCAGCAGGGAACTCTCGGAAGCGTTCAGACGTTTTCCACTTGCGCTGATGCTCCATGTGGCCGATATGGAAGCGACATATTTGGATGAATAGGAGGACGGAATGGACAAGAGCGTGGAAGAAGCGGCGATTCAGTCTGCACAGATGCACTTCAAAGTATATCAAGAATTTATGAAGATGACAGGAGGGCAGATTGGACTCTCACTGCAATTAGCAAGCAGCTGGACAGCAGGAATGATGAAAGCTGTGACAGACAATGAAAAAGAAAAGGCTAAAAAATTTTGGGATATGATTGGCAATGAAGGCGGACTTGTAAGCTGACAGGAGGAAAAATACATGGGATTATTACCGGGATTGAAAACGGCAGAAAACGATGAACAGAAGTACAAAAGAGGCGAGATATTTTATGTCAATAATGGCGGCCGGGAGCAGGTGGGGAGTGAAACGAAGAAGGACAGACCAGCGATCATTGTATCGTGCGATGCAAACAACAAGCATAGCCCGGTGCTGGAAATGGTGTTCTTGACAACGCAGCCGAAGGCAGAACTTCCGACGCACGTGACGATCAGGAGCACGGGAAGAGTATCGACAGCATTGTGCGAACAGCCGACTCCGGTGGCAGTGGAAAGGTTGAATAATTATCTCGGAGAGGTCACGGAGGCGGAGATGCAGAACATCGACGTAGCACTGCTGATCGGACTGGGAATCAATTATGATAAGCGGATGCAGCAGATTATGGAAGCCATAGCAGAAGGGAAAATTTCACCGGGGGGGATTTACGCAGGATAGAGAAAGAGAATCCTGAACCTGATGAAGCTACAAAGCAGAAGGAAGAGCGCATCCGGCTCATGGAGGAAGAAAATGAGCGTCTGGAAAAGAGCATTCGGGACACACTCGATGAAATGCAAAGAAAGACAGAAGAGGCGATCAGAGCGGACGCAGAACGCTCCACATACAAGCAGATGTATGAAGAATTACTGAAAATGGTTATGAAATGAACTTGTAAGGATTTCTGACAGGTTCACAGATGGGAGGAACGATGAACAAAGTCATTTTAATGGGGCGGCTGACAAGGGACCAGATCGGAAGAGCACACGTCTGA